TCTGAAATTCTTGTTAAACCATACTGTCCGTGATCAACTGCAAAATTTCCATATGGAACCACTGTTGTGTTGATACCAACTTTACCATCTGATTTGATGCGAACTTTTTCTGCAGGAGATCCATTTGCTGCAGTTGCAACATTAAATGTTAATGCAGCATCATCTGTTGCTACACTAACAGGCCACTTATCACTTCCATTACCTCTTGTATGATATAACTCTAAAGTTGCAGGTTGATTTGCAGCATCCGATTCAATTCTTATGTAAGGAGTTGTGTTTAGTATATGTAAATCTCTGGCTGGAGTAACAGTTCCAATACCAACATTAGACTCAAAATGTGATAAGTCTTTGAATGTAGAAACACCAGCATTTACTATAAGTCCACCTTGAGTGATTCTTACTCCACTTCTTGCTGTCACTAATCCGACAGAATCGATATTGGTTACATCATCATAAGTTAAAGTTCCTTTTATTGATACATCATTATCAAATTGTGCGTTACCTACAAAAGTAGATAAACCCGTTACTTTTATCTGTCCTGTTATTAAATTTTCTTGTGTTGTATTAACTTGCCCAATAAATTCACTTGCATATACTTTGTCCCAAGACGCACCTGAAGCACCAATATCTTGACCAGTTCCAGTTCTAAGTAAATTACCTGTAATAGATATTCCAGCCGTTTGTGTAGTTAATTTAATATCATTATCATGATATAAATTGACAGTGCTACCCTCAGTCGCACCAATCATCGTTTTAGATCCATCAGCACTCTGAAGATTGAACAAATTACTTCTTAATCTTAATTCACCTGTCCCCTGATCTACAATATAAGAATGATCTCCTGCGTGATATATTCTAAGATCTGGAGTTCCACCAGCATTACCAAATGTTATTGCTGCATTATCTACAAATTTTAAAGAACCAGCAGACTTATCAAATCTAATAGATGTTATTCCAGAGTCTCCATTAAAAAATACATCATCATTAAATGTGGAGATACCAGCAACGGATAAGTTAGATCCTATTCCAACTTCACCACTTAATGTAGAAATACCTGAAACAAGTAGAGTATCAGTATCAGTTAAACCAGTAACTATAACACCGACTCCAGATGTTTTAAATTTTGTATTTCCTGAATAGTTAAGTAAAACTGAACTATTTTCAGAAGCTTGAAGATAATATTGCTCCATGCCACTATTAGATAGTACAAGTGAATCTCCAGCTAAAAATAAACTCCCACCTGTTGGTAGATGATCTATTTTTGAGTGTGTACCATCAAAAAATATTTCTAAATCATCATCACTACCAAAAAGTACTCTTTTATTATCAGGAAGAAATACACTTTTTCCAAATCCAACCGTACCACCGATTGATACATCACCATTAAATGTTGCACCTGTTGAGTCGATGCTAAGTTCCTCTGATACTTGTCCACTACTATTACTAGTGGAGAAAATCATTTCACCTCCACTATTTTTTTCTTCTAATTTTATTGAACCAACATTATCAACATAATTAGATCTAAATCTAATTTCTGGGGTGGTTGTTATTCCAACGAAACGTATACCAGTTGAACCAGTGGGTCTTACATCAAAAATTGAATCTGGCCTAGTAGTTCCGATACCAATTTTTCCATCATGTTTGATGACCATTCTTTCTGCTGGAGTAGCAGAACCATCAGGAGTTGTTTTAAAGTGCAATGACATTGGCATGTCAGTTGATCCTCCTGATATACTCCCCGATACTCTTGCATAAATTTCTGCTCCAGTGTTTGCTATATCACCACTGTCACTTCCATTCCATTGAATTCTACCTATTATATCCCCATTAAGGACTCTCCCAATACCACCAATCGAACTATTCCTACTTTTAACAAATATTAAATTTGAAGATCCACCATCATTACCATACCTATAAATTGCAAGAGTAGAATTTTGATTTGTTAATCCTTTTACCTGAACAGCTGGACTCATACCAAAAAGTATTGGGTGTTCTATAGAACTACCAACCAATACCTTATCAGCACTTACAGAACTAATGCCAGATATATTTGTAGTCCCATTTCCCTTTATATCATCATTGAATGTTGATATTCCAGATTGAACTAATATACCATTATTAAAAGTTGACAACCCTACAAATGTAGAGACTCCTGTAACTCTTAATTGATTAACTTCTAAATTTTCTTGTAACGTATTGATCTGACCTATAAATTCATCAGCATAAATTTTATTCCAACTAAAACCACCACTTTCTCCAATATTTCCACCCTTATGGGTTTTGGGTAGTATGTTACCATTAACTTCAAGATTTGAAGCAACCGTTAATGCTGCACCAACTGTAGTAATACCAGTTATATTAACATTACCTGATCCATCAATTCTAATACCTTCACTCCCACCTGCAAAAAACTGCATTAAGTCATCAGGGTGATTGTATCCAATTTGTCCTGCATCAGAACCATCATTAAATCGAATTGAAGCAGTGCTATTGTTTGCAATCGTGATTCCCTTTTCCGATGATTCTCCATTTTCTCCTATGATTAAATCATTGGCACCACTATAGATATTTGAAATATCATCTCCATTAATTTGAATTTTTCCATCACCATGAATACGTAATCTTTCCACCTGAGATACAGAAGTTTTGAAAACAATCGCACCACCACCTTTTCCATCAAATACTAATTCTCCAGAATTATTTTCGATAACACTTTCAGTGCTATTATGAAGTAAACGTAAATTATCCGTCTTTCCAATCGAAACAACAGCAGTATTTCCAATACCAGTAACACCTATATCACCACCTACATCTAAGATATTTTGTGGAGTTGCACTTCCAATACCAACAAGACCTAAATCAGTAATGCGAAGTCTCTCGCTTGGAACATAATCTCCTGTATTACCAACACTAAATTGCTTATTAGTGAATATTTTGTATGTTCCTCCAGCATACTCATGAATTTGAGAACCAGTATACTTACCTTGAGTATATTTAAATGATGTAAATGCAGACCCATTCCAATATCTTCCAACATTAACATTATGAGTAAGCAGATGATATCTACCTCCTGAATTTTGTAATTCAAAAATTTGTAACTGCCTGTCGTCTACTTCATTAACATTGTCTATTCTAATTGCCTCTGATACACCATAAGTAAAATCTGGATTTGTATCAATTGTTAATTTTCCAGAATTTTGTATAGCAACTTCACCATTAGACGTAATTTTAAGTCTCTCAGAACCTGCTGTTTCTACTGAAAATTCATTGTCAGAAAATTTTATAGCAGTGTCTGTATCATCTAAATGAAATATTGAGTCTGCAATACCAATTCCACCATCAAATCTAGAATCTCCAAGAACATCCAATAATCTATCAGGTTGAGTAGATCCAATACCAATACGTTTATTTGCGGTGTCAAACACAAAGTTCTCTGCACCATCAACAAGACCAGTGGTTCCATGAAACTGAATTTGAGAAATAGTACCACCTGCACCAGCAGTAACAGTACGTTGTTCAACCCATATAACTCCACCAGTTGCAGTTTTTGCTAATAAATCTCCTGTACTGCCAGGTTCATTATCCTCACCATATATTGTTTTATCTAATTTTACGTTACCAACTACATGTAAGTTTTGAGTTGGTGATGTAGTCCCAATTCCAACCGATCCAATACCTGTTGTATTATCAAAAGTAAAATATTGAGATGTCGCAAATTCTCCTTGATCATTAAATAATACCCCATGGTCAATACCTGGTGCAGCTACTGTAACTGTAACTGCAGTACCAGGATTTCCATTATCCTCAACATACCCCGTAACAGTAATCGCAGCACCCTTGAAGTCAACATCTGATGTACTATTAATTCCAGAAGCAGGAACAACAACTCCCTCCTCCCTTACTGTGATTGCGCCTGGTTGTATACCACCAGTCAGAGGGATCCAAAATCTTTGGCCAGGATATTCTCTTAAAGATATTATTTGAAATTGAGATCCACCTGGTGGATTTGGTAATGGGTTTAGAGGATCACCTAAATTAGGTTCTGCTTGTTCTAATCCAAGATATTGATATCTGTCTGTTGTTAATGAACCTTGTGGGGTTCTTTTAACTCTACCACTTAAATACTTTGGCATATTATGTCGTGCTATTCTCTAGAATACTACAAATAAATTCCATCTGAAGTGGTCCGACTAATCCACCTGTTGTTGTTACTCCAACATTAACGGTAAAAGTATTAATGCCGACAACTGTTACAGATTTGTTATTACCATTTGCTGCTGGATCAGTGCTACGAGGATAAGTTTTTTCCGCAAAATAATTATCCTGTGAACATTTAAAAACCAAAGAATTATTAGTAAATTGAATATTATGTCCAGTTGAAAGATTATGTGCTGCAGCTGCTGTGACTGAAAGTATACCTGTCACACCATCATATGTCGTTCCTCTTGCAGGAGTAATTTTAGTTCCACTTGCACCTCCACTTGTAACACTTATTGCGTCTTTAGATGCTCTAATAAACTTGTGTAAGGATGGTGTAAATGTATGTGGTAAAGTTTTTACAATACCCGTATTAGTTTCAAAGGTATTAACACCAACAATATTTTCAATTGTAAATGATACTTGTGGAGCTGGGAAAATAGCACTTGTTATTCCCGCAGTTGATGGGCAAGTAAATGCAATACCAGCCATTGTGATCTGATCATTAACACTTAGTCCATGAGCAACTGAAGTGGTAACTGTCGTTAATCCTGTAATGTGATCATATTTTACATCACTAATTGTTGTGATTCCAACTTGTGTTCCCATTATTACAATCGAATCAGAAACAAGTGCTGTTCTTTCTAAAACTAATCTACCATCAATCAAAACAAGAGAATCATTTGGAGGTATCTCACCATCTTTAATTATTCTGTTATTTCGAATATTTCCTGCTGTTCTTGTTGCAACACTCGTTCTTCGATGTGTAAAGGTTACAGTTGGGAAAGTGTTTATTCCAACGTTAGCTACCTGTGCATACAACACAATCGCAGATGTTCCCACTGGAGCTTTATATATTGTCTGTTCACCTGGTGCAACGGGAACAGCAATTGTCAAAAATTTATTTAGTGGTGCGATTGCCATATTATCTCAATGCTAGTATTAATGGTGTTACTTCTGCTTGAAGTGATCTACTAAAATCTCTTCCAGAAATTGTAGAGGTTGTTTGATTAATTTGTAAACCTTCACCGATATCAAAATTACCTTTTTGGTCTGTAGATGTGAATGGAATCTGTGCACCATCTGTAGCTACGACTTCATTAGCCTTTATCGGAATTGCACCTTGTAGGGGTGTCGAAATATTTATATCCGTTCCAGTACCAACATATTCAAAAGAATGAGAACTAGTTAGTATTCGACTAATTCTTTGTAAAGTAAATGGATCGTCAGCAAATATCTCATAAGGAATAAATTCATTAAATGTAATCGTTGTAATACCACTAACTGGAACTGGATTAGTTGCAGATTCTACAGTGTAATATATTGGACTCATTACTGCTGTGGCAAGACCAGTGTTTCCCTCAATATCAACAATTATATTTTGTGTCGGAAGATAATTTCTACCCTGTGCAACAACATTAATTTCAGTTAAAACTCCAGAAGCACTCACACTTGCGGTCGCCTCTGCAATAATTCCTTGAGGTCCTTTTGGTTCCTGTGATCCATCAAAATCTCTAATAAGAACATTAGGAGGATCTATTGCACTAAATCCACTCAAATTTGGACTAATTAATTTTACAGATGCTAACTGTTGAAGGGGTGCTGTGATTCTTCCACCACCAGGTGTATCTGGATAATTATCCAAATCAATTTTAAAATATAATGCCTGTCCATCAAAAGGTCTTCTAACAGTATTAGAAAAATCAGTAAGACCGACAGCAACAACTGTGTCTTGCTCTTCAGCATTTGTACTAGTGATGATATCACCTGCTGTATTTGTATTACTTACAATACCAGTGAATGTTGTTGATCCCAATCCAGCTGCAACTAATCCAAAATTACCAAAAGAAGAATTTGAGTTAGTTAAATCACATTGTGCACCAGTGGCAGCATAGATTCCAATATCAGTATTAATTGTGAATATTGAAACTAACTGTGCGTACGCATCATTAGTTAAAGAGACACCTATACCTGCTTCATTATATTGTGTAAAAGAGTCACATACCATTGATTTAAGATCTGCACCAACTGTTGATGCAGTCGCATCATTTCCATCTATTCTCATACCAACACTTGCTGTCATAAAATTAGTACAGTTTCTAACATATGGAGATCTCCATCTGCCACTAGGACCTTCAGTCGCAGGTCCAGGTTCAGTATATCCTGATACTGCAGAATTAGAACCAGATGGTGTAGGGAATGCAACACAAGCACCACCTTGATGACTTACACCAACATTAGATCCACCAAAGTTGAGATTCTCAACCAAACACCCTCTTCTTACATGAAAAACATCTTTTGTTGGGTTTTGAGATTGTATGATAACTAATCTTAAATCCTCACCTGTAACTGTAACATCTGTTCTTAAACCAATTGGATTATTTTCAACATATATTCCAGGTCTTACTTTTATTGTATCAGTTTCGATTGCAACTGCAGCTGCTCCTCCAATAGTTGCCTTTGCATCTCCCTCTAGCAATCCACTATTACTATCATTACCATTTTTGGATACCCATATTGTTCTCTTTGTTTGTACACCAGATGGTCTCCATGATACACCTGTTCCAACTGATGATAAACGATAATCTGTTTTTCCAGAAGCTACACTATTGTTTATATCTTTAATATGAGAACCTAAATTAAGAGTTTTAGCAATACCTACTTCTTCTTTAAATGTAGATATTCCTATAAATGTAGAAACACCAACTACATTCAAACTACCAATACCAGCATTTCCCTGCACATCTAAATTAGAATTAGCATCTATGTTTCCACTAAATGTAGACGTTGTTGATACATTTAAAGTATCGGTATCAGTTAACCCAGTGACATCTATCCCTAAACTATTAGTTTCTAATTTTTTCGAATTATCTGTGAACAAAGTTACACCATAACCAAGAGATGCTTCCAAGTATGATTTACTACCATTTACACTTTTAATTTGTAATTGATTTGTTGAAACTTCTAAATTTCCATTAATATTAGTTACTTCAGTGTTAGTTGTTGAATTATTATGTTTTACTGTTAAATCACCATTGTCTCCAAATACTGCTGTTGAATTATCAGAAAAATCCAAAGAACTATTAACTTTATCAAATGTTATATTCGAAGAATTACCAATAAATTGAACATCGTTATTAAATGTTGTTACACCTGTGACATTTACATCATCTAATTCAGTGTGTTGATTGACATTTATACCTGCATTAAAAGTGGATCCTGCACTTACAAGTAATGAGTCAGAGGGCGAATCACCAATATTTGTATCACCTTTCATTTCAACTCTAGCATTAAACTCAGCATTTCCTACAAATGTTGAAATACCAGATATATTAACATTATCTAATTCTGTATGACCATCTACATCTAAATTAGTAGTTACATCAAGATTACCATCAATTTCCGCAACACCAGTGACTTTAAATTTCTTAGTTGTTTGATTATAATCACCACCAATGTTTACTTCACCAGTTGGTGTGATACCAAGTCTCTGACTAGCATTTGTATCGACTCTTATTGCCTGACCATCTTTATTATCAAGTATAGTTGTACCATCACTAGCTAGATATAATTGAGTTCCATCTGCATCACCAACACCTGATGCAGTATTTGATAATTTAAGTCTTGGATTTGCACTATCATGTATTTCCAATCCTGATCCAGATGGAAATGCTGGATTATTAGTTCCAATTCCAACATTTGTCATTCTATAGATTTCAGCATTATCTCCAGTTCCACTATATCCCCATAAATCTTTAGTGAATATAGTTGAAAAACCAGTTTGTGTGGTATCATTTTGCGCTGTAGGAATGAGAGTATCAGTTCCAAGACCAAGACTGTTAGATTGAACGAAATTTAAAATAGTAAATGATTGTGCTACACCAACAGTAGGAACATATGTTCCCTCATCTTGAATAAAAATACCTTCGGTAAAAGATGGTTCAAAAGATACCCATCTTATTCCGTTAGCATCTCGATTCATAAAGTATCCATTTTGACCTGGAGATCCAGCGGAGTCATATATGTTTCTGGCAACTGAAATACTACCATCAGCGACTAATCTTAATACCCCATTCGCACCATCATTTAAATTACTTAAACCTCCAACAGGCGTTATGCTTGTGGTTCCGATTCCAACTCTACCTAATCTGGAACCATCATTATCAACTACAAACTCTCCAAGAACTGAAGCACCAACTCCAGTAGTTTCAAATTTAGATAATCCATTATAAAATAATTCAACTTTACTATTTGGAATAAAATTTGCTAAAACTTCATCTCCAATTTCACCAAATGCTCCTAGACCATAACGAAGACTTATCTTTGATTGTGTACCAATACTTCTCAAATTTATATCAGATGAAAGCCCAGAATCTATATAACCATCATTATTATAACTATAGATACGAAGATCATCTCCAAACACTGCTTCTACTCTATCTTTAAAATATACATGAGTGCTTAATCCAACTGTTGCACCAACACCAGTAAAAATTTTACCCTGAAATGTTGAAATTCCTGTGACTAAAAGATTTTCTAATTCTAAATCTTTTATTTTTGCTTTTCCAAATACATCTAATAACTCTGTTGGTTGGGTGCTTGCAATTCCAACCTTACCAGGATTAAAGGATGTATCTATGGTCAATACAGTGCCACCAGATCCAACCTGAAGTCTGTCTCTAATTTCTAAATCTGGAAATGATAATGCATCTTGGAAATTAACAGTATCTGTAAATGTGGTTTCACCATTTATTGTTAATTGTGGATTACCTACAATTAATGGAGTAGTTAATTTTGTTAGTGTTAATTCCTGATCAGGTACTAATAATGTGCCTTTAATATCAACGTCTTTAAGGAAAGTTACCTTTTCATTAAATTGTGCCTCGTTTCCAGTGATAGATATGTTTGACATCACCCACCCCCAACATCTGGAACATCTCCAGTTCCAGACACAACTGATTTTGATATAAACTTATCACCTGATGGAGGATTTTTAAGATAGTCCTCTCCAACATAACTACCTTTAAAAACTCTTTGCACAAAACTCCCTACAGTTCTTTCAATCAAATTTCCAATAAGACCTCTTGCCTGAACTTTGGTTGCGTTCAAAGTTATTGATGATGCAGCATTTAATGAAATATTTCTTCCAGCTTTCAAATTAATATCTTCATCTGCTTGTACTACAACGTTACCTCCAGATATTCTTATTTGTCCATTTCCCATTACAGTTATTGTAATATCTCCCTCCACAGAACTAATTTTAACCGAAGTATCACTCCCACTATTTTTAGACCCTGCAACAACTTCAATCATTCTTTCATTATGAACTCGAAATACTCCAGACTCACTTAATGCACAAAATTGTTTATCTTTATTGTCGGTAACTGCATACTCTAACCATGTATTCGGACCATCGGCACCCATCTGTGGATTATTCACATCAATTCTAAACTTAGGTCCTCTACTATCAATTACTCTATGTTCCCAATTCTGATTCGATTTTTCTGCCATTAGTATCCTCCTCCATATCCACCACCACCTGAAGGTGGAGCACTTGGTGGTGGACTACTTGGTGGTGTAGTATCTGTATTATTTGTCATTGTTGATGTAGGAGTTATAATTGGTTGGTCTGTGGTAACTTGTTGAGTTGATGTGGATGCTGTGCTAACATTATTTGTTGGGAAACTTTGTTCTGGAGTATCGTATATTATTTGATGTGGTATTGAAGTATGTACGGCACCCACCATTTTTTCTCCTGTTTTAGGGTGTAAATGATAAGGTCCATAATATGATTTACCATTAACATATCCTATTATTTGATTAGTTTCAGGTCCAACACAATCTATGACCTGAATAATTTCTCCTTGTGGTGTGAGTGGTAGTCTACCAATAATTGGTTTTATTAATGCACCTGTTCCAGTTGAAGAAGACACAATTATTCTAGGTAGTTCAGTTATACGTATATTATTTATCGGTGTTGCAGAAATAATTTTCCCATTTTCGATTGTTAAGTTATATCCATCAGCAAATGCATCGATATATCCTTGTCCACCATCTGTTATTTTAGTACCAACAACACCTACAGGAATTTCATCAGAATTTATAATCTCATCAGTATTTACACTCGGATAATTTTCACCATCAGATATAATATCAACACCTATAATTTGTCCATGGGTAGATGAATTTGGATCATAATCAACAATCGCTCTACCAATAGCACCATATCCTTGTCTACATGGATCTTCAAAACTTACAACAGGAGGAGTTGAAAAATATGATGAACCAGGATCTGTAATTTCTACACCAATAATACTTGCAGTTCTACTTAGATCTGCAGTGACATCAGATAATCCATCTGTATTATCTACAATTCCACCCAATATTATCCTACCAAATCCACCAATACCATCACCACCAAAGAAACTGACAGTTGGAGGTCCGCAAAAAGTTTTAGATGCACAATCTGGTTTTGTTATAGGACCACTATTAGCACCGAGTGTATCTGCAATATTCATATTTTTCAAGACATTATCATAAGCATCTTGCAAATCAAAAGTTCTCGCAGGACCATATCCAAGAGTAAATTTCTTAACCTGTCCCACACATTTACCATCACTTTGATTACAATCTATGAGTCCTCCAATAGATTTAAATGTATTAGAAGAACTTCGAAGGAAATCCTGAACTTTAAAAGCTTTTGGAACGATCTCACTCAATCCAGCAAGTGGTGCATCAAGTGCATCAGATATATCATTTGTAATTCCATTTAATAATGATCCAGCAAGTTGTTCTGTAATGCAAAATCCAGTATCTACCACTTCAAGAACTGCAGATTCAATCATCCCTCTAATAGTCTCTCCCAAACCAGCAACAATTTTACCTGGCAAACAATTTAAATCACCTTGAAGAGATGCCACTTTTGATATTTGAGCTTTTTGTGCTTCAATACCAGCTAATGATGCAAGAGAACTATTTTGAGTCGCAGCAAAAACAGTTCCATAAGTTTTATCATATAAAGATTGTAATCCACCTTGAAGTTCTGGAATCATTTTAGAATATGCAGATTCCATCATTGTTGAAACTGCACTATTTGATAGATTTTGTATTTTTTTAGTTACATTTGCAACATCTAATAAAAAATCTGTGCCCTCACCTGCGACTGACAATAAATTATCTAAACTTGCAGATACCTTTCCTATAAAATTATCGGCACAAGCATCAGCAGGTATTTCTGCTTTTCCAAAAGTAGATGATACTGATATATTATCTTCACCTTCACCTACTTTTCTTGTGACAGGAGATTTTTGTGCTGTTGTCGTTGTATCACCAGATTCATCAGCTTTCAATGTTCCATTTGGTACTGGTATTTTATCGGTGTATCCTGTGAATGGTATAAATCCAATAGATTCGGATGGTAAATCTTGTAGGACATCATTTGTTCTTGAAAAAGAACCTAATATTATGGGTTGTTGTGCTGTTTCACCATCAAGAAAAAATCCTATTACTACATCACCTGGTCTTAACATAACAGATTTTGAAAAATTTGATGCACCTGTTCCTGATGTAGAAGGGAGCATAATATTTGCCCAAGGTAAATCCTCATCTGCTAAGTCTGCTTTTGAGAAAGGATGATATCCCATAATACGGACTTTGAGACGATTACCCCAAGAGTCAACATCTTTCTTTGGTGCAAGTTGCTCACCCTGAACATTTGCAGGTGCGATTTGACCCACCCACCAACGGAAACCATCTTTTCCTACAAAATTAGTTTTTAAAAGTGATTCATCTATCATTTAATTTCCCCCATATAATCCAAATGTATCTCTAACTAATGTCATGGATGTGAATGATCTTTTTGCCTCAAAATGATGGCACAATTCTTTTATCATGTACTTACCACTTGTTTCAGTATCTATTTCATTTTTATCTTCTCTTGATATTTTAGGAAATTCGCAAGTAATGACATCACCAGCTTTCAAGTCTGTATTACAAGGAACCATCATACTCACAGATTGTGTCATCAATAAATTATATCTAACAATATTTTGCCCTTGATATTTTTCAGCACCGTAATTTGTGTCTTTAGATATTGTCGTTCCTGCACCGACATCAACAATTTGAGATATAGCTCTTGTCGGAAGTTGATCTAAAGTTTGACTTGAATCATCAGATATTTTTGGTAATTCTAGATCTCTACCAAGATTTTTTATACCTTCTTTTGCCCCATAATTATATTTTGTTTGTGAAAAACCTAATGTTAATGGATTAAATGCTAATCTCACAAATGAGTATGTTCCCATTCTTAAATTTTCAATTAGATTTTGATTCTTATCTACACTATATTGTAGAATTTTATAATCATTATTTCTAGTCGTTGAGCTCTCATTCACATCTGTATATCTATATGTTGCTTTCGAAGGTTCCTTAATTAAAGAATCAATGGATGCAAATTTAAATCCATCTTGATTTTGAAAAAACACAAATCCAGCTGTTGCATCTTTTGAAACATCAGGAACTGATTTAGATGCTAATGTAATTAATGTTGAGAAAGGTTTTCTTAAATTACCAATAAAATCATATGATCCTCTTGTATTTTCTATTGTATATCTTGATTCATCCATCATTAAAACATCTTTTAATATTTTAGTTACAGAACTACTAATTGTTCCGTTATATCTTTTCATTACTCTGGTAGTTTCATTCGTAATTGCCTCTCTTGACACCAAATTAAGTAAAAAACTTTCCCTTTGTGTCTCCTGAAGAACCTGAGTAATACTTGACACATACAAATATTTTTTAGGATCAGATGAAAAATCAAGTCCAGTTTTATCATCACCTTTAAATGTTTTACCTTGATCTAAAATTTTCATAACTAATCTTTCACCACCACGAAGAGGAAGTCCATTGTAAATTGATTGTTTAGGACCGTCGGTTTTCTTTGGATCTTGAGGATCTTTAGGTGAAATACTATCACCTGTGTTTATTACTCTAATTTTAGCAGTAACTGTAGGTGAAAGAATATCCTCATAGTAATCAACAGAAACAATACCTGCCTTTAGATCAGCGGTTCTCTCCTGATCATTTGATTCAATGAATAATTCTTCAAAACTAGCTGCTTCTGATGCTGACATATATTAAAATAGAGATAAGGCAAATTGATCTTTAAGACTATTGTCTTCTTCAATCACAATAGATCTACCTTTAGATCCCATTCCTCCCTGTGATTGAGACTGACCACCTTTATTTCCAACAATCATTACAGTATTTTTAGATTTTCTTTCTGGTGTAATTGTGGTCGTACTCACTATTTTTTTAGATTTACTAATATTTAACGCATCACCAGTTTTTGATACTGAACTATTTACTGTAGAACCAGATGTTCCACCAGTTTTTGTGGAATTTTTAATTTTTTCAGATCCACCAGAAGACCCACCAGAAGCATCTGTATTACTTGGTTTAGGAGTTGGTCTTTTTGTTCTACCCTGAGCTCCTCCCATTGGTTTTTGAATTTTAATATCAATTCCACCTTTCATATCTGGTCTATTACCTCTTTGTCCACTTACCTGTGGACTTGGTTTTTCATCACTTTCTTTAGTGACAGTTGATTGAACTTGCTCAGTTAGATTAGCATTTTCAGGACCTACAATATCAACACCTGTTCCCGCTTTTTCAATTGTTTTTATTGTATCATTAAACTCCTCAGATTTTGATGCCATAGTTTTTTGAACATCACTGACACTTGATTTAAGTTCTTTATCCTTTAAATCTTTATCTGTCAATTCTCGATTGATTTCTTTTTTTACTTTTTTCTTCTTCAATCCAAGAAAACTTTTCACACCATCTAAAAGTTTATCCTTTATACCATTAAATGCATCTTTTAGTTTTCCAAATGCTCCCTTAATTGTATCTCCAATATCATTAAAATTTAAGTTTGATATGGTATCAAAAGCTTTTCCAATCACTTTACCAATGGATTTAAAAAATCCAATCACACCATCAAAGAATTCCTTGAATTTATCTACAATATCACGAATTACTTTGATTACTTTTTTAATAAAATCAATAATTTGAGGTAATTTATTAACTATAAACCCAACCAAAAGTATTTGAATGAGAGATATTAATCTTTCTAATGGTCCTTTTCCAGATCCCGTTGATTTTTGTTGCTCTCCCTTTTTTTGAGATTTTTCTTGTTCTAAAAGAGATTCTTTTTCCTGTCTTTTTTTTCTCTCCTCCCTAAATTTTTCGAATCTTTCAGAGGTTGCTCTAAGTCTTTTCTTAATTTTAATATTTTTCTGTACAGATTTTGTTAATCTCTTACTACTTTTAGCGACACCCTTCATCGCACCTGCAGACTTAGATGCTATTTTTGCTCCTATTTTTAAAACTGCTGATGCTGCCATGTTATACTAAAACGTTATATTGGGTTTTTGAATATAATGTAAAATTATTATCAGAATTTGATGCAGATATATTTGGTAATGATGTAGCCATACCTTTTCCACCAGAAGTTCCGACTGAACCACCACCCACATTCGTAGTTGCATCCACAATATTTGGAGGTGCTTCATTAAGTGTAGAAACACTCACTTTTTTATTAGGATTAGAATTTATTTTAGGAGATGCCGTCATACCATTAATTTGTGCTTCATACTTCTCTCTTATTACTTTTTTTTCTTTATCCATTGCGTCACTGAATGTACCATCTCTTAAAGACTTTTTACTAGCATTTTCTCTCAATTCACTCTCCGCTGCTTTCATATCAGCTCTCATATTATCTCTTACACCTATTACTTTATCTCTTTTCATAATATAATTTGCAACTATTTCTTTTTGTTCTGGTGTTCCTACCTTTTCTACAGTTTTTTTACTCGAAGATCCACCTTGACTCTTTGTATCCCCAACAAAAAACTTTTCATCTTTACCTGTACCTGTTACCGTAATACCAGCTTCTGTTAGAGGACCTTTAAGATCATCAAATTTTTGCTGAAATTTACTACCACCAGCGAGTTTGGTTGAAGCAGCATCAACACCCTTTTTCATAGCAAACAACACACCAACTCCCGCTGCCAGTCCAAGAGCGATCAATCCTGCTGGACTTGCCAGAAATCCCAGTATCGCACCACCAATAGAAATAACAGCACTTACCACACCAGATATAATACCAGGTAATGCTAGTAAACCACCATTTAAAGCAAGAAATATACCACCAACCACTGCGACTGACTTAATTATCGTATTTCTCATCTTTTTGAAGGTTTCAGTATCACCAGACATTTGTGCCTGAATCATTTTAATTCCTTTATTTGCTATGAATCCACCAAAAAGTGCCATAAAAGCATCAGCTAATCTACCTAATACACCCTTAACAGTTTTACCAACTGCCTCTACAGGTTTAAGCAGAGTTTTACTTATTGATTTACCAACACCTTCTAAAAGTCCTTCTTTTTTCTTAGATTTATCTTTCTCATCTTTTAATATCTGTTTTCTTTGTGCTTCCCTCTGTATTGACTTTTCTCTCTCAGCGTCATTTACTAATATCTGAGAAACTCGATTAGTGTTTAATATGACAACATTTTTTAATAATACTATTTCTCTTGAGTTTTTTTGTATTTGCTTGGCAAGAGGATCTGATCCCTCTCTATTAAAAACTTTATTTGCATTTATTTTTCTTCTCTTTAAAATAGGGCTACCACCAACACCACCACCTCGCATTGAAGACATCTTATTATTAAAATTTTCAAATGCTGGAGAATTATCCATTACTTTGTTGTTTTTGTTTTAAATTTTCCTCTTCAATATATTGTTCTAAAAGAGCAATATATACATCCTTTTCCCATGGTATCATGTTTTCAATCTCAGTTAATGAATATTTATGGTGCTGCATCAAGGCAAAGTTGATCTTATAGTATGACTCTAAACTTGCATGAGCCATACCTACTCGAAAAAAGACGATAACCCTTCTAAGACAATATCACTTTTTACCTTTGTTTCTGGATTGGTCACTTTAACAGTATGAGACAATTTAGGCATGGTATCAAAGAAATTTTCAATTTCTTTAAATTGTTTTGAATTTAATTGATCTAAAAAATCAATCATCTCCTTTTTTGTACAATCCGCAGATGTCCAAGATTCTTCTTCATTGTATATTTGATCAATACATGAAATAATTAGATCAAATGACTCCTGAACTCCAATACCACCAGTCAAATCAAAATTACTTTTTATGAATTCTGATAAAGAGGGATATTTCATTCTCAATATCAAATTATCGTCTAATTTAATATCTTTATTATGATCAGGATGTTTTTGAATTTTTATTTCATCAAGTGGAATCATTACAGGAACTTGTGTTTTTTCATCATCAGGACATGTAATAAGAACTTCTACATTCTCACCAACAGATTTTCCTCTTATATTTAAGAAAAGATATTCAATATCAAAAGTAGATAATTTATCAACTTTGATACCTCTTGTTATTATACAATTATTAATTACAGATTTGATAGCGTTAGTTATCTGCTTCTGATCTTCAGATTCCATCGCAATAATCAGAATTTTCTCTTCTTTAACTAAAAATGGTCGATATTTTATTTTTCGATCAGAAGAAGGAAGAACCAACTCATATGTTGGTGTTGCAATTTTTGGTAATGGCATAATGTTTATAGCACTTCAGTATCTTTATTTATAGCACTTTTTTGAAATCCTGACAGAGCAAAAATTTACGGAGTTTTTTTTGCCCGATTTTTGGAATTAAAAGTTCATTTTTGTTTATAAAATAGCTAATCCTGAACGAAGATTCTCACTTCTTCCTCTATTAAATGATAGACTTGTTTCCTCACCTGCAATATATCTTTCATAACTAAATGTCACACTTGCTCTTAACACATCAGAACTCCCATATTGTACTGGTGTAGATGAGAAGTTAATTGGAAATAGTCCAAAGAAAGTGTACTCGATTTCTGAACGATAATCAATATTGAACTTTACAATTTTTGTTTTGTCACATTTATATCCTGAGTTTCCACGAGGATATCTCATACGATAGAAGTAACCTAGATCTCTTTTATCAATAATAGTATTTTTTTCAGAACCACTTGCAATATAATCTATCCAATGCTCAAATAATTTAATCATCTTATAGTCTTTATCGACATAAAATTCTAATGTTAATTCTGTAAATATTCTTGAGTGTGCAAACTTTTCTTGAACACCAGTGAAGTTACCAAAGACATCAGTTGTACCTAGTGAACTACCAGGTATTGATGCAGAACTACATAAAAGTCCAGCATTTTCTGTAATAAATCTTTTATTAACTCCTTTATCTCCAAGAAATCTAAAAAGAGATGATGACAACCCATCAAAAAACACCTGATAATGAGATGTTTGTGCTACATTTGTCAGTATTGGTTTTATATCAGATATTTTCTTAGGACGAACCATCTAAATACTTTATATTTTATCTTATATCTATTTAGATGTCATATAAGGGAAGATATAGACCATCTAATCCAAAAAAGTATAAGGGTAACCCATCAAATATAATTTATCGGTCACTCTGGGAAAGAAAGTTCATGGTCTATTGTGACAACAATACTAAAATACTTGAATGGGGAAGTGAAGAAATAGTCCTACCTTACCGATCACCTATTGATAATAAAGTACATCGTTATTTTCCAGACTTTTATATTAAAGTTAGAGAATTCAATGGTAATATCAAAAGATATATTATTGAAATCAAACCTAAGAAACAGACAGTAGAACCAAAGATGAAGAAGAGAAAAACAAAGGGATATATTTACGAAGTCTATGAATATGCAAAAAATCAAGCAAAATGGAAAGCAGCAGAAGAATTTTGTAAGGATCGTATGTGGGAGTTTAAAGTATTAACGGAAGACGAATTAGGTATCAAGAAATGAACAGTTATCCAACTGACGACAATGAAAATCGTGTAAGATCTGTAGTAGATTCACTCATTGGTACAGAAAACCCTGATGATATAATGATTGAGTTAATGGATAATTTGGGTACGACAGTCACATCATCTCCAAGTGCTGGAAAATATTATGTATTTGTATACAGTGCTAAAACTCCTAACATACAATATGACTCTAATCCATTAGTTGCGGTTACTGATGTATTTGAATGGGGTTTTCGTGGTATCAATCTACACGTCGGTCAATATCGAAATTACACCTACAATGAACTAATTGGGCAACTATACGAAGTCAACTCGGATGAGTTGGCAGATGTAAGAGAGTTACCTTTTGTAAATATCATGCTAAATAACTAAAAAACAATAATGGCAAAGGGTAACAAACGAAAATTTGGGAGTTTTAGGTATCCAATGGCAAGATTGGATAATGATAGTGACTATCTTGAAATAAAAATTGTAGAATATAAGGCACCAGGATTTGATAAAAGTGGCACTGGACAATCTCTTCGATTAAAAACAAGTTCAGAATCACTTCAGAAAAATATTGAGAATCCATTAGGAACTATTTTTCTTCCTATTCCAGAATCTATTTTGGATTCTAATGGTGTAACTTGGGGTGAAGATAGTTTAAATGGACTTGCCGCTAGTGCTCTTGGAATTGGGTTGAAAACTATTACAGCAGAAAGTAGTACAGAAGCAGTAAAAGCACTAACTGGTGAAACTAAAGAAGCTGTTGGTGATTTATTGTCTGATAATATGACAATACAAGCTATTAATTCAACTTTCGCATCGATGGCAGTCAACGCTTTAGGTGGTAACACAAGTGCTGGAGGCGTCCTTGCAAGACAAACTGGATCTATATTAAATCCAAATATGGAATTATTATTTGGTGGAGTTCAGTTAAGAAGTTTTAGTTTTGATTTTGATCTTGTTCCTAGAGATGAACAAGAAAGTAATGTTATCAAAAAAATTATTCGTACTTTCAAAAAGAGTATGAATGCAAAAAATAGTTCGGGAGATGATAAAAGTACTGGTCTTTTTATAAAATCACCAGATGTATTTAAATTAACCTACAAAACAGGTAGAAGAAATCATGAATTTTTACATAAATTTAAACCGATGGCTTTACTCAATATGGGTGTGAATTATACTGGTGCAGGAACATATGCAACATATGACAATACAGCACCTGTTCATATGAAAATAAACTTATCATTCCAAGAGTTGAATCCAATTTACTCTGAAGATTATGAAACTCAAGAAGGTCAGGAGGGCACAGGATTCTAATGGGATATTTTAGAGAACTACCAAATTTACAATATCAATCACCATATTCAAATCGAATATCAAGTGGAAGTTATGTAACAGTAAAAAATTTATTTCGTAGAATGAAAATACGTGATGATCTACAAAACGTTTTTACTATTTTTAATAAATTTACACTAGATGATGGAGATAGACCAGACACGGTTGCCTTAGATCTTTATGGGAAATCTAATCTTGACTGGGTGGTGCTGACAACTGCAGGTATTATAAATGTTCGTGATGAATGGCCACTATCAAGCAAAGAATTATATGAATTCACAGTATCTAAGTATGGTCTTACTGAAATAAACAATGTTCGTCATTATGTAACAACAGAGGTACAGAATGAACGTAAAGTAATTGTTCTTCCCAAAGGAAAAATAGTAGATAAAGATTTTAAAATACCGTTACCTGATAGTGATAACACCAGTAGTGCTACATTAAACCCAGTAAGAGGGGTAAGTTACTATGAATACGAGTCTGATAAAAATGAGGATAAAAGAAATATATTTGTTCTTCGTGCAGAATATTTACAACAATTTTTAAATGACATAAGAAATGAGATGACCTATAAAAAGTCATCCCAATTCGTGAACGATAAGTTAATTAAAACAGAAAATACTAGAGTAACAATTTAATTACTCTTCTGCTAATTTTTGAAAATATGAGAGTGCATCATCATCATCATCCTCATTCACAGATGATGGTGTTGTAGACACAGCAGGGGTAACTAACTCTTCAGCAGCACCACGATCAGTATCTTCCTCTTCTATAGAAGTGCTTGGTCTTTTACTACCAAGAACATATTCTAAACGTTTTTTCAAGTCATCATATGATTTGAACTGATCGGCATCAATAAACTCTTTAAGAGAGTTTTCTTTCTTCCAAACAGACTCAAGTGCGTCGTCGTCATCAAGTAAAGGAGTAACAGCAGTGAATTCAGAACTATCATAGTTTCTGTACCCTGCTACGTTCTTTGCCTTTAACTTAAAGTTAGCACCTTGCCAGAAATCGAATGGATCGATTGCCTCTTCATCTTCAAACTCAGGTTGCATTGCTGCTGTGAGTTTGTCAAATATTTTCTTTCCATATTTGTATAGAAATACTTTTCCTTCGTTGTCAGGATTGGCAGGATCCTTTACAACATAGATGTTACTAATGTATGTAAGTTTACGTTTCTGTTTACGAGCAGCTTCCTTACCTGCATCTGTTCCATTATTCCATAACTGAGAGTTATATTCTGATACTGGATCTTTACCACCAAGAGTAGTAAGACTGTTCTCTATGTACCAACCACCAGGACCTTGGAATGCGTGACTGTATAGTTTCACAAACGGTAGATCCTCATTATTTGGTGCTGGTAGGAATCGAATAACGGCATAACCATTACCTGATTTATCCACTTCCAGTTTCCACAAACGATCATCTCCTGATGAACCGTTAGTGTTTAATTTTTCAACTTCTTTAACTAACTTGGCAGTTAAAGATCCTAATTTTGATTGCTTTTTTAGATTGGCAAATGACATTTAGATACCTCGGATTTAATTAGATTTTGTTAGATGTTTAGATTATAATATATTAATTATGATTTGTCAATGTTGTCTTTAAGTTTTGAAATTGTTTCTTTCATCCCATCAAAGAGCAAATTCATATCAGTTCCTTTGGGAAACCCCATTAAAGGAATTGACTTTTGTAAGTAATCTTTCATTTTAATAGCTTCTGAATCATCAGATAGAGACAGTCTAGCATACATAACCTTCTGTCTATCTAATAATTCTGTCAAAAGTTCAATGTGTTCTACTTGTTCAGATCTATCCATGTGTGGAAATTGCATTACATTACCATATAAGGATTTCTGGAGTTCGTTAATTTCATCAAGTTCTTCTTGAATGATTTCGGAATCAAAAAATTTACTCATCTACAATCTCTCTTAGAATTTTTTTATATTGAAACACATTAATATTTAGGAAAGGAACATACTTTTTCATTTTCATGTTGACGGTTTCCCACACTGGATCTTTAAGTTTGCGATTAAATTTTTTCCCAAAAGAAAAGATTTTTTCGAAGATAACTAAGGTTTCTAAACTTATCTCTCCTCCTAGATATTTTTTGAGTATCGGTGGATGACCTTTCGAACAATTGAAAACTTCTTCTAATTTTTTTTCCGATAGTAATTTTCTTGATTGTTCTTTGAATAAGTATGTCAAACTCTGTTGTCGTCTCATCCAGTCTGCGTATGTTCTTTCTCCAGAATTTATAATTTCTCCAATCCATAAGTTTTGTGGTGTTTCAGTGGTTACAAAATTAGATAATAAAAAATCAGTGATCTCCTGATCAGAATATTTTCTTGATGTTTTTTCAAACCAATACTTATCCTTTCTCTTGTTGAAGGATGTCATTGTTGCTCTTGACTTACCCCCATACCTAAAAAAGTCATATCTTTTATTAGTGAAATGACTTTTCATTGAGAGATATGTCTGATAGGTTTCAAACGGTGTCACTTTCATTCACTTCCTCACTTTCTAATTCTTCAATTGCATCAACGGGAACCTCATTACCATCAATCGAATACCAATGTTGGTTGATACCAATACTATCAGGTTTTACACCCAAATATTGTAAGTCAGGGAAAGAATGCTCACGTAACATTGCTTGCAATCTCCAATGTATCAGTTCAGATTTTTTCATTATAAAGGTAGTTTAGCACGAGAAGTCTTCTTCATAAAGTTTAACTGAATTGCATCATATTTCAACCTTTCTTTAAGAGGTTTTGTAATAAGTTTAGATACAGACTGAACCTCTATGTCATTCATCTCACAATATTGACATATTGCATCTATATAATTTATTTTTTCTTCAGCAACTATTTTCTCAATCTCCATCGAAAATTTAGTAGGAGTTATAAACTTACTCTCTATTGCTTTTTCGAGTTCTTTATTTGGTTCCATAAAACTCCAGTTTGTCTTTAACAAATTTGTCGATGTATCTACCAAGAAGTCTGATATACTTGGCTTTGTCAGTTTCTTCATAAACAACGCATTCTCCATTTTCACATGCCATAATAATGACTAATTTTTTTACGGCTATATTTTTCATTTCATATAGCATACAACCATACCCCATAGCTTGAACAAAATAATGTTCAATCCACTCCCGTGGTTTTGGTTTCTTAGATGTTTTAAAATCTATTATTGCCAATTCACCATCATGTTCTGCGATACAATCGACAGTTCCAGCAATTCCTAGTTGTTTACTATATAGTGCACCTTCTAGGGTGTGAATTTGGTTAATTCTATTCAACTCTTTTTTAGATATTTTGAATAGAAAATTAGATATTGGAGGAACATCTGGCAACTTATCATTTTTAAGATAATACTCTGTAAGTGTATGCATATCAGTTCCACGAGTTGTAGCAGCCTTTGTAATACGATCTGCTTTCTCATTACCAACTTTCTTCCTCCAATTAATAAAGATTTCTTTATTAAAATGACTGGTAATTGATGTGATAGAAACTAATTTAATTAGTTCGTCTTCATTAGGTATTTTATAAAATCTAACACCATCTATCGTCTCCCTATCAAGAGGTTGAAGATCTAAGTTTACATGATTAAACATCAAAATTTATCTCTGATTTTGATAAAAGATATTCTTTAACGAGTCCAGAACGAACTATGTCATTGATATCAAACTCTATTATATCAAAAGATGGCATTTTACGCAAGATGTTCATGAAGTTAACAATACCATTCTTATCATTTGTTTTAACTAAATCAGTTTGACTAGCATCACCACAGAAATATACCTTTGTATTTTCACCTGCACGAGTAATAACACTATCAAGTTCATGGAAATTTAGATTCTGAAATTCATCAACAATAATTATTGAGTTATCTAATGTTGTTCCACGAATGAAAGATGTGCTCCAAAATTTAATTGTTTCTTGTGCTTTTAAATTACCATATAACATTTCAAAATCTGCATCAGATGGCATCTGAAACATATACTTTACCATATTTTTATATGGTATTTGATAGATGTCTGCTTTATCTTCATGATCACCAGGTAAAAATCCAATTTCTCTTGTAGATACTAATGATCTTACTAGATAAATTTTTTCATACGGTGTATTTTCATTCAAGACATCACATAATGCCTTATATAAAGTAATAAAAGTTTTTCCTGTTCCTGCACAACCATAAGCTACAATATTTTTTTGTTCATCATAAGAATCAAATAATCTTTTTTGATTATCTGATAAAGGTTCAATATCAACTAGGTATCCCTGATTCAAGGGTTTTTTTCTTTTCATATGTTTGGCAGTCATGCCAACACCAATTGGTTGTTCGGAATTAGATCCCCTTTTCCTTCTTGGCATGTTAAGTAATACCTCTTCTTGCTAGTTTACCTTGAATACCACCAGATTTTTCAGATTTGTCCAAAATAGTTTTCCAACCTGGATGTTTGTTATTTAATTTGTCTTTCCACTCACCAACTTCACCCACACCAGGAACTGTCGATGGATCAGAGTAATCTCTATCCCATTCTGGATTATCAATCTTCCATTGATCCCAGTCATGGATACTCATTACAACTTCTTTTTGTTCACGAGTTTCTTTGTGAACTACAGGATATGTTGCCATAATTATAAAGTATTGTAAAATTATTTAGACCCATTCAAGGGCTTCGGATACTGCAGGAAATTGTTCGGTAAACACCTTACGACACTGATCTGCAATCTCCATGTGTTCCTTCTGTGTTCCGTGTGCAGACCTTAGATTAATATAATGAATCCATGAACGACATGAACCAGTCATATAGATCTTAGTCGGTGTGCAGAGTGGTAATACCATTCTAGCACATTCCTTTGCAACACCCTCTTCAATCATTTGATTGTAAAGACTCTGTGCCGAACTGAATAGAGTAATCATCTGACGATTAAGTTTATCAACAACCTTCTCATCTAAATCATCTATACTATTCTGACGATTCTTTACATCCTGTCTACGCAGTTCTGGTAATTCAATCTCACCTAATTGATTGCTCTTTGCATATCGTTGGGAAAATTCTTGGAACGTAAAACTACGATGCCTCAGAATTTGTGCTGCGATTGCACGAGTAGTTTCAATTTCAAGTGTCATTGATGATTGCTCAAACACAGACCAATGATTGTGCTTAATACAATACTTCAATAATCCTGCATACTTTGGATTATCTTGATTATCTGGATTTGAGACTCTGGCAATATGAGCCATCATTTTTTCAGCATCAGGTGTGATACTTATTAAATTAACTGTCATTTTCCAAATCCTTGTGGTTTTTGTTTTTTATTTTTTTCCAATTCTTGCTCTAAAATTAATAATTGTTCTTTCATAAATTTAAGTTCAGCTCGATTATATAAGTAATCTTGCTCTAATGCCTTTTTAAGATTTTTTAAAATTTCTTCAGATCTCATTCATCATCCTCAAAAATTTGACCATAATTTAATTCGGGAGCATTCTCATCTTGAAGTTTCTTATATGCTTCATACGTTAAGTATGATGTTTTATCGGAATATACCTCTGCTTTTAATTCCGAAACAGCACGTTCTAAATCATTAATAAGAATTTTAAGGTTTTCTTTATTCATGAGATTTTCATTTTATTTATCATAGCATAAAAAAAGAAGGGGATCAACCCCTTCGTTTTATTTTCCGTACAGAAACTGAATTTCAGCATTTATGATTGTGAGAAAGATAGCAGATGCTACCAAAATCTCAATTATTGCAATCACTTAGCAGTGTGAGTGATACCACGATATGTGAGTTCGACCTCTTTTGCTTGCTGAGCTTTGTTTCTGTTGGTGTCATAAACGACACCTCTGTATGTTAATTTTGCCATTGGTTTGCTCCTGTTGGAATTGGAAATTTACACCTTTAACTCTTGCGAGTGATCCGTGTTTCCGTTCCTTCAGTCGTCTTTTGCGTCCTTAAAACACATAGGATTAGTATGTGCTACCACAACCCTTACTATTTCCAATTGCTCAGATTTATTAGGATTGTTACTTGCAGAATCTATTAGTTCAGAAGCAGTCTCACAATCAAGTGGTGCTCCAATTACTATTAGACTAAGAAGAATTTGGTACATAAGGATGAACGAACCCGTTCCGAGTCGGCTTACTTGCGCCCCTATTGGGGTGAACGTTGTGTTAATACTAACACATTCATACTATATATGCAAGCACTTATGTAACTTTTGTTACAATTTTAGAAAATCTTAAGAGTTCAAAAATTTTGCCGAATTTTTTTTGCCCTATTTTCGAATTTATCTTCGCTTTTTCTTTTTTGGTGCTGTTGCAGATTGGTATCCCCATAGTGCAGGTTTAATTGTACCCCTACCATAATCAATTGATTTTATACCTTTACCAAATTTATCATAATACATATCAAACAATTTAACTTTTGTACCTCTTGTTAAATCCTGATGAACTGTATCATCAATTTCATATGATACAATCCAAGCATCTGATGGTGCATCAGTAATCATTACTTCTTTTGAAGAACCATTTTCAACTAAAATTTCAGTTCCATAAAGTTCTTTAAATGTTTCTTTTTCAGTTGATGACCATAAAGTTTTGTCTGTCATTAATACTTACCCCCTATTACCCCATTGAATATCTGAATATGCTTCTGCAATAAGGTCTTTCGTAATTTTATATTTTGTTTGTAGTTGTTTATCTTTACATAAGACAATTATCTCTGCTTCTAATGGATGTAGTCCCTCTAAAATATTAATAAACATTGTTTCCCTACGAATATTTTTCATCGTATCATTACCACCTTTCACAAAGTGATAGAAATGTTTTGATTCTCTACGAATGGTAGTATGTCCTTGATCATCACTAAAACCTAAAGAAAAATTTCCCTTAGTATGCATTGATCTAATTTCTTCATTAATTTTACCAGTCAATCCACCAGTATATGTGTTTTGTTCATCATATCCAGAATAAGGTACTTGCCCTTCTGGAAGAATACTAACTACACTCTCATCAAAATTCCATATAAAAATAATTTTTAATGATATATCTTCATATCTTCTTAGAACCTCAATTTTTTTTGCCTTTGTTCTTTGTCTTGAAACTAAATCTAATATCTCAAAGATAAAAGGATTTCTTGGTAAGTCAAGACTTATAGGTTTTTTAACGGTGACTGTTCTAGGTTTTTTAGTTTTAGTCGTCGTCTTCTTCGTTGCTGTCATAATTTTCAAATCTAAATGCGACAATATCGTCGGGAACTAAGTTCCCATTTTGATCAAACATCTCTGGATGAGGTCTTGGTATCTCTTGATAGTTCATCATGTAGTCTCTAATTAACCAACCAGCAACAGCACCAACAGAAAATAGTAAGAATGCTATAGGAAGTGCAACAATTGTAATAAGTTCTGTATTCACAGTAACACCTCCTTTTTTGGGTTTATTAAGTATGAGCTCAACACCACGATTGACCTTGAGATCGCTTCTATTTATCTCAGACGTTGATAACTTTTTTTTCTTGGAGGAATTTGATTGAGTCAACACAACCTCCTAGTTTTTGACCATCAACAACGACTTGAGGGAAAGTAGACCCATCACCAAATTCATCGTAAAAAGATTTTTTATCAAAGTGTTCTCCCAAATTATACACCACGTAACTAGTCTTTGTCAACTCTAAAACTTTTTTTATTTTTTCACAATATGGACATCCTTCCTTTGAATAGACTGCAAAATTCATATGCCTGTTAAAATTATATTTATTTGTTTTTAGTAATTAAGAAATTGTTAATTATTAGGTAATCCAAATCTATATTGTTAAAGGTATCAACCGCATCTTGAGGTGTCTCAATAATCGGTTGACCATTGTCATTGAAAGATGTATTCAGAAGAATAGGACAACCAGTTTTTTCATTATACTTTTGTAAAAGTGTAGTAACTTCTGGATGTAGTTGATCATTTACAGTTTGTATACGACAACTAAAGTCTTTATGAGTTATCGCACCGAGTTGTCTTCTCTTATGTGGTCTCACTATCAATGAGTACAACATATACTCATTCGGATATGTATCCATAAAATATTCTTCCTGATACTCTTCAAGCATGATACCTGCGAAAGGTCTCCACTCCTCACGATGTTTAATACGTTTATTAATTGTATCTTTATTCTTCTGTGGAGTTGGATTCATCAGTATTGATCTTGAACCAAGTGCTCTCGGACCGAACTCAGATCTGTTCTGGAACCATCCTATAATCTTATTGTCTGCAAGATATCCTGATACCACATCACATAACTCATTAAAGTCATCATACTTTTTATATTCTGTATCGACAAGTGCATCTTCAATCTCAGTATCATCATAAGTCTTACCAAGAAGAGAAATATTATGTGGTAATTTTACAACCTCTTTACTTTTAAATAAACCAAGAGCAGCAGCACCGAATGATAGTCCTGTGTCGTCTGGAAATGGTGGTATATGTATATTCTCTACTACATTATTTTTACGCAGCACAGAGTTAGCAAGGATGTTTAGAAAGACACCACCAGCAAGACAAAGGTTATCATTGATATAATCCTTCTCTTTTAATTCTTTTATGTACTCAAGCATTGCATTTTCAAAGTTGTATTGAAGTTGCTTTGCCTTGTTCTCTGGTGATAGATTACCATAGTTAAAGTCACGACCAGGAAAAGATTCGAGTGCAACCTGTGGTATGCCTTCAAAATGAGTTCTATAGTCCTTCTTAAACTCTTTGATGTTTCCATAGGCAGAGAGTCCCATAACCTTACCACAGAAGGTTTCACGATACTTTGGATCAGTGAGTTGTATATCTTTCTGTATTTTGTTTACATAGATATGATATGCCCACATCCAATAGTAGTTTCCTAAATTATTTGTCTGAGGTATGCCAGGATAATATTTGAATAGACCTTTCTTCTTATTGAAGTATCCAAATGAATGATTCTCACAAGCAAATATTTGTCCTGTTGTATCAAACAAAACTGACCCTGCATTATCTAATGTGACAAATGATCCTTCATTATAATCACAAGAGAATACAGAAGAGTAGGCATGGCACAGATGATGTGATGCAATTTCAATTTTTGCTTTGGGAAAATATCTTCTGACTTTCTTTTCAACTGTCTTATTAATATAATTCTTATAGAACTGTTGATTGGCCATTGATGGAATAATTACAACATCAATATCATTCTTATCTAAGTTTGCAGCAGACAAACAATACTCTATGGACTTTCGTGGGAAGTTTCCATCATATTTAATCTTAGTTAATCTCTCTTCACTAATACTGACACAGTGCTCACCGTCCTTAATCAAAGTCACACTCGCACCGTGTGTCCAAGAGTCTTCTGATTGTTTCAGTAATTTAGGATTGTCAGAAATTAAAACATTCCAACCAATCGCACCATAAAGTCCAACTACATTCATGATTCTTTATCAACTGCCTCTACAATTTTATCAAAGTCAAATATATCATCATCCTCATCTACATATGGATACTCTGCTTCTTGACCAGTAAAATCAAAGTCAAACAATACACTATTAGGTAACTTTAGTTTTGCAGGTTTCTTTGCCTGTATATTTGTATGCATGTCCCATCCAAATACTTTTGGACTTGTACCATTCCACAATACAACTGATGGTAATTTAAGTGCAGCAGCAGCATGTTGCAAACAACTATCAATTAATATTCTTTTATCACTATGAAGTAAAAGACTTACTAACTCCATATTACTCATTGGATCTTTGATTGCCTCCACACCATCTAAGATTTCACTTGAGGGTTTTGTAACTTGAAATATATGATAGTCTTTCTCATAATGATCGACAAGTTTTTGTGCCAGAACCACTGGCATATCTCTTGCCCATAGGTATGGTCTTTGTTCTTGATACATACCACCATTGGTTTGTATCACCATAATTGGTTTACCGTTTGCCCGACTTGGCCAAAAATCTTTAGCACCCTTTCTCTGTAAGGGATTGAATTTTATCTGTGGCATCTCCCCATTATATTCAAGATTATACATCTTGCACCAAGATTGTACAAGAGGGAGTTTTTTATTTACATGATCGGTTGTAAAGTATGGTTCATTAGCAAAGATTAATGAATCCATATCATCAACATAAGTTTGATAATAATAACTTGTTCCTCCATGTTGATACACTCGATCTACAAATGGAAGATTTTGATATATTTCAGTCCAAACACCAGTAACTATCAACTCCCGACTAGGGAAGTTGTTTTTAATACACTTTGCAACTGCTGTAGCAGCACAGTGTTTTCCAAATCCACCTTGTAAATGAAACAAGCAATATTTTTTTTGTGGCATAATAAAGTATTATGATATAAGTTAGAAAGGAAGTGCCTTGTCTACGTGTGTTGGTGTAGGAGGTGTCTTAACGGAATTAATCCAAGACTCTTGATTTACTTTTGTATTGGAAGCAGTAAGTGCATCTGAAACTTCAGTCCATGCAAGAATTGCAGACTGTGAAAGACTTTCATAAGCAACAAATCCTGCTGTTGAAGGTGTGATGCCAGTTGTTGTGATACCAATAACGTCAGATCCTTCAATAGTAAGATTAGTTGGATCAGAATCATCAACAGAAACAGTTTTTACTTCTACTTCTGAAACAATGTTATCAGAGTTATTGACGATTGTCAATCCCACTACTGATTGTGTATGTGTAATTGCCATTTTAAATTTTTACTTTATGTTTTATTTATTGTGAAAACAGGTTGTATGTGTTTTCATTTTTAGTTTGTGGTGCAATAATTTGAGTCTGAGGTAGATTACTTACAACCTGATAATCGTTCCAAAATTCAAGATTTTTCTTATTACTATTATATAGTTCAATTATTGAAGAAGGAAGAATCTTAGATGGATCTGATGAAGTCTTTTCTAATTTAGAATGAACCTCATGCATATCACCTAAACCATAGGTTGTAATATCATCCTCACGATGTTCATTTGATAAATTATCAAACGTATGTTCAAATGATTCTTCACCTAAGAATTCATAAATTTCATTTAGTTGACCTTGTGGATCTGTGATCAAATCATTATAGTCTACATAATGAAATTTGTCACCATGCCCTTCATCAACTCCCAATTTAGTCGCATTCAATGACTCATAAACAATACCATCATTATTTAAAAGATGTTGACAACGAGTCTCATCATTGATTGGTATGTTTGCTTTTACTAGATATTCATCTACAAAATTAATTCTTGGTTGTCCATCCTGAAATGGATTTCGTTTAATCATCTTAAGAATCGATGCTAATATCTCATCAACTCTTCGAACTGGCACAATTATCTTTGCTTCTTGTTGAATATATCCTTCAATAAAAGGTACTCTCGCACACCAAGCACGATTCTTATCTATAACAACTGGTTGATCTATGTCACTATACCAATTCTCAATAATTGATCCAATAATTTTGTTGACAGAATCTGGTTTTGGATATCCAGTATAAAGTTCATTACCTATGAAATTATCATGAGTTGCATACATCGCACCAAGCACAGGACTTGAAGGTCCTGAATAAAGTCTTGGGTTTTGATTTAATAATGTAGATAATAAAGTACTTCCTGCTCTCGGAAGACCTGCCATAAAATAAAATTTTTTAATCATTCTAATTATAATAAAGTTTTAGCTGATACCATTAATAGCTTGGTGTAAAATAAATTCATTTTCAGTTTTTGTACTTGAAATTCCAACCGATAACCACTCACTGATTTTTGTCGCATCTACATTATAGTAGCTTGTGTAATTACTGTCAAGTGTTGAGATTCCAACAGCATCTAAAGAGTAATCCTTGGTCGTTGTCGTTGCTATTGATGTTGAAGTATCAGTTGTTGCTACAGAAATATTTACATTTATAATTACTTTATCTGGTTGAGATGTATCTTCTTCAATATCACCGAATGGAATTGTATTAAAATTTTTATATGGATTATTATCACCCCATGATTCAAATGCAGGTTTTGTTACATTTACAAAATTGATAGTGCAAGTATGGATATAACTCATAATTATTTTTTGAATATTTATACGTCAGCAGAATTATCTGGATAACTTCTACTTGCTGTTCCTGATTGATCGGCACCCCAAATAATTCTAACGGCTCCTTGTCCACCATCACCACCATTTGCTGCAGTATCATCCTCTGCTCCACCACCTCCACCACCGTAGGCTCCTCCATCTCCTCCAGACTGTCCACCAGATCCACCAGATCCACCACCACCAGGACTGTTAGTATTTCCATATGAACCGTTTGATCCTTTAACTACGATACCAGTTCCTCCTCCACCATTATTTTGAGTTCCAGGATTAGCTTGACCACCTCCTCCTCCGCCGCCACCATTAGAACCAGATGTTGCACCGTAGTTGGAATTACTATATCCACCAGTACCACCATTACCACCATATCCGCCAGCTCCTCCTCCTCCGCCACCGCCATTATTATTCATTGATCTTCCACCTGTACCACCAGATCCACCAACATATCCACTTGCTCCCGTGGTTCCACCTCCAGAACCACCAGTTGCTTGACCGTAAATACCATAACTTCCACCACTTCCCTGACATATAGTAGTACCGCTTCTAGCAACACTTGATAATCCACCAGCAGTTCCATTCATAGATGTAGCACCAGCTCCACCACCTCCTACAATTACCGTCAAAGTTTCACCAGCAGTGACTGAAACTCCGTTTATATAACAAAGTCCACCACCACCTCCTCCAGCTCCAGAATAAGATGAAGATCCATTAGTATATGAGGCTCCTCCTCCACCACCAATGGCACATATATTCACATAGGTTACTCCAGAAGGAACAGTCCAATTTGTAGTTCCTACAGTTGTGAATAATTGTTGTCCTGGTGTCGCACTACCACCACCTCCACCACCACTTGAAGCAGTGGAAGATGAAGCAGGTCCTGACATTCCAAGTAGTGATATAAAAGGAGACATATTATGCGAAGTTTACGGTATTAGCTAAGACTATGTAAGCTGCATTTCCAGTCTTAATTATATTATAAGTATTGATATCATATCCACCTGCACCTGCACTACTTGGTGCACTTCCACCCAACCATTCTTCTGTTTGAGCAACTCCATCAATTGTTAACTCTGCATAATATCCAGCACCATTTGGTTTTGATATTATAACAACTGTCATACTATCTCCAGTGCTTAACATGCTATTAATTCCCACATTAGATACAATGTTAGGTGTACCAGTTGTTGTTTCGTTTGTTGAGAAGTAAAAAACGTTTCCATTATCAATATTAATTTCAGTTGCAGCACTTAATTTATTTGCAACTATATGAACTCTCTCAGATATACTTCCCTTCACACCGAGTTTTGTTCCACTCGTAGTCTGTCCAATCGAAACTGTATCCTGACCAAAGGCACCCATTGACACACTACCATCAGCATCATAATTAATGGCTGGTATACCACTGATATCTGATACAGAGAATAATGATCCTGATGAAAGATTATTTGTCACAGAGAATAGTGATCCCTCACTTCCCTGAATATCAAGAGCCGCAGAATCAGTAGCGGCAGTTCCAGTATTTACAGAGAGTTTTGCATCAGTTCCAGTTGTTCCAATACCTATGCTTCCACTTAGTTTTATAACACTAAAGTTAGATGTTCCTGTTGTGTCTATTCCTGCGATACCACCACCGCCACCAGAGATACCAGTTAGTGCAGAACCATCACCATATAATTTGTATGCAGATACAATACCAACAGACAACTTAGCAGTGTTACCAACTCCGACAGGAATTTCAGGATTGGTGGTTCCAATACCTACGTTAAAATTATTATTACCTACAATCCAACGATTTGTGTTATTACCAATTGCTAATTGACTATCTCCACTAACTACTGGTAACTGAACTCTTTCACCGATTGCGACGTTACACTTACCACTAAGATTATCTTGACCTGCATAAGATCCAATGAATGTATTACGTGCTCCAGTACAGTTACATTTACCTGCATTATATCCACCAAAAAAGTTTGATATTCCAGATGTTATACATTTACCTGCATTAGCTCCAAATGCAACGTTATAAGAACCAGATACTGCAGCACCACCCATTGCCAGGTTACCTATGGCGATGTTTTTACCAGCTGTGCAGTTACATTTTCCAGCATAAGCACCAAGGAAAATATTATGAGTAGCTGAGATGACACATCTACCTGCTAAATGACCTATCAGAACGTTACATGCAGCACTTGTTGCACCAGTTGCAGTCTGATTACCAATCATTACGTTGTTGTTACCAGTTGCAGTCGTGGCAAGATCACCACCAAGAGTTCCAGTTCCCATGGCAATGTTGCCTTGACCAGTGGTTAGTCCCTGTGCTGCAATTCTTCCGAATAATATGTTATAACTACCCGAAGTGATGTCTGTACCAGCATTCTTACCAATCGTAATATTTTGTTGACCAGTGACAACACCAGTTCCTTGTGCCCCACAACCAATCGCAATATTCTCAGAACCAGTGGTTAAATTAGCACCTGCCGTCTGACCAATTATGACATTTCGACTACCCTCTGTTAAATCAAAACCAGCTGTACAACCAAGAATAATATTCTGAGCACCAGAAGTTATACATTTACCAGTTTGATCACCGATTGCAATGTTAGCTTCACCAGTAAGATCAGCACCACTTCCTCCATACTGTCCTATGAAGACGTTACCAAGACCAGAAGTTATCCTGCAACCAGCTTTATATCCTACTGTAGTGTTGCGGTTTCCAGTAACAACTTTTCCACCACCAGCGTATGATCCAACAAATGTATTGTAACATGCACTTTGAACACATGAACCTGCTCTATGTCCAACACCAGTATTCATGTCAGAATTTCCAGAACAACCAAGATTTTTTAGTGCTGAATTACCAACTGCTGTGTTTTTACTACCAGAACATGCACCCATTCCTGCATAAGAACCAAAGAAGGAATTATAACTACCAGATCTAAAGTCTCTTGCTGCTTGATGACCAACAGCTGTGGTTGTTTTGGCAGATGTTACACAACAACCTGCATTCATACCAATTAAAATATTTCTACAACCATCAGTTATTTTTGCTCCTGCATATTTTCCAATTGCAACGTTCTCGTTTCCTGGATTACCACTTGTTCCTGTTAAACCAGTAAGAGCACTATATCCAATACCAACGTTGAAACAAGTGTTAGAATCAGAGGCTGCACCAGCACCTGTTCCTGCATATAAGTTCTCTTGTGCGTCTGGATTGAATCCAGCAAGACCACTTAGGTTAGAACCATCACCATAAAGTTGATAGGCAGATAGAATACCAACACTTAACTTGGCAGTGTTACCAGCACCAACAGCAGCATTAGGATTAGTTGTTCCAATACCAACATTCATATCACTATTACCAGTGATCCAATAATCCGTAATTGCAGAGTTATATGCTTGAGCAACACCAATTGCTAACTGATTGTCACCATCTAGAATAGGAGCATTTACACGACAACCTAAAATAATATTATTCGAACCTCCTGTCATACAGAATGCTGCCTTACATCCTATGGCAATATTCCAATACTCAGTTGAAGTAATATTACATCCTGCACCTGATCCAATATAAATGTTGTTAGCGGCACCCGTATTTTTATATCCTGCATCTGATCCTATAAAGATGTTTTGCTGACCAGAAGTATTACATCTACCAGCATTATGACCAATCATGATGCCATAATTACCAGTATTATTTCCAAGACCACCAGCATACCTACCAATAAATACTTGACATTCTCCACTTTGTGAACACTTACCTGCCCCATCACCAATTATAACGTTATAATCACCATTACCTGTTTTTACTTTACCTGCACAACAACCAATTAAAATATTATTGTCGGAATCTGAGTTAAGATTACAACCTGCACACACTCCATCAGAAACTAAGTTATTTGTTTCAACTAATGTCAAGCAACCACCTCCACCACCAGAGATACCAGTTAGTGAAGAACCATCACCATATAATTTGTATGCGGATACAATACCAACACTTAACTTACTTGTGACTGCAGCTCCGACAAGATTATCTGGTGCGGTTGTTCCAATACCCACAAGAGTTTCACCAGCAGTATTCTTACAACCAACCACATAATAAACATAACGTGCATTTACATCTGTACTATATCTACAAGATCCAATTACCAGTTGTTGATGACCTACTGCAGATGGTAGGCATATTTGAGCACCAATAGCAATATTTGAACAACCACAACACTGATTCTTAGCAGCACCAAGTCCAAAGTAGGCATTGTAGTATCCACCACACTTTTGATTTTGTGCAGTATATTTTCCGACAAATACGTTACCACCACCTCCAATAAAGCACCTTCCTGCACAGGCACCTATCATGGTATTACTATTACCAGTCGCACATAATCCAGCACTCTGTCCAAAGTAAGCATTGTATGTTCCACCAGTCGCACACTTACCAGCATCTCTACCGACGTATGTGTTAAGTTGTCCTGTGGTGTTACAATATCCTGCACAACTACCAATATGAACACTATTCCAACCATATTCTATTGTAGAATATGAAGCCTTATTACCTATGGCAATATGAGTATTATATGTGTAATTATATCCAGCCTCTTTACCAATAAGTATATTTGAACCTTGAGACTTAGAGGAATTACCCATCGCCTTGTTTCCGATGACGATTGAATCAGATGCTGTGGTGATACCCATTCCAACACAATTTCCAATCACAATATTATCATCACCTGTACTTACATTTTTACCAGCACATTGTCCCAATAAAATATTATTTTCACCATCACCTGTGATATTACATCCAGCACATACTCCATCAGAAACAAAGTTAGTGGTTTCGACTAACTTCAGGCAACCACCTCCACCAGCACTTATTCCAGTTAATTGTGATCCATCTCCATGGTAAGTTACAATACCAGCAGCACCAACCGTCGCACCTGAACCAACAGCAGTAATTTTAAAATTATTTACCTGATCAATCTGATGATTAATATTAATTGCCATTAGTTCTTAAGACTCCTTATTTTGTATTTATTTGATTAAAAATTAATGTTGAAGTTCAGTTGCATGAACAGTGGCAACCCAAGTTATGTTCGTACTAGACTGACCAGTTACACAAACTGCAAGAGATTGGTTCGTTGTATCAACTCCAAGTGCAATCGACCATGCAGAGGCACCAGAATCATAAGCAACATCATCAATACTTGGTGTTCCAACTAGAGATACGTTACCACTTCCTCTCTTCATAACTCCTCTGAATAACCAACCATGTGTATCACCACCACTGGTTACATTTGCAATCACACTCCCACAGAATACATATGC